TACCTGTCAATGCACCTTTGGCATAGTCAGTTGCACGGTTCTCAAAAAAGTTAGTATGTGTTGGTGCATTGATCATTTCTTCTACCCAAGGAAGGGGATTAGTCTTTACCTTGAAGATACCTTTCATACCCATAGAGATAAGCCTACGGTCTGCTATATATCGTATGTATTCCTTAACTTCAGTATCTCTAAGTCCTTCGACCTTCCCCATGTTAAACGCCAGATCAACAAATTTGTCTTCAAGATCAACCATCTTAGTTGCAATTGTATAAATTTCTGACTTAATTTTGTCATTCCAAATCTCTCTGTTTTCTTCCAGATAAGTACGGAAAAGCCGGATCATTCCTTCAGCGTGTTGTGTCTCGTCAACAATTGACCATGTGACAATCTGACCCATGCCTTTCATTTTACCATGACGGGGAAAGTTCAGCAACATGATAAAGCTGGAGAATAGTGCAAGACCTTCAGTAAAAGCAGAAATAGCAGCAATCTTTACTGGCAGCGAAGCACCTGTATCAACCTTAGACAAGAAGTATTCATGCTTCTCACGCATAGCGTCATATTCAAGAAATTCGTTATACGTACTCTCAGGCATACCTAGAGATTCAATAAGGTGGGAATACGCAGCAATGTGTAATGCCTCACGTGCAGCGAAGCTAGAAAGCATCATACGAATTTCAGGCTGTGGAAACATTGGAAGATAGTTCTTCACATAACCACCGGCAACGTCAATGTCTGACTGTGTAAAGAAGCGGAAGATATTAGTAAGAAAATACTTCTCTTCAATAGAAAGATTGTTCTTCCAATCCTTTACGTCTTCGATCATGGGTACTTCAGTGTGCAGCCAGTGTGACTGCTCATGCTTTAACCATAGATCATATGCCCAAGGATAATGAAAAGGCTTGAAGTAATTACGTTCGTCTTGAAGTTTAAGTTTGTCAGTCATTTGTTTTCTCAATCATTTTACCATCACATACAATGTAAAGTTTAACTTCACACATGCTTGACTTAAGATATGCTCTACCACCATCAATCATGTTACCATTCTCAAATTTTTTATAATCATGGCGATGTGCACTATATTGAAGATTACCAGTGTCGTCTTCAACAAGTCCAAACTCTACAGATTCAATACGATCAGCATTAGTAATTCTAATATCATCTGTGAATGGTTTATAAAATATCCCAAAGTAGCGATTGCCAAAAGTAGGGTGTGGTGTTTCTCTGTAAAAAATGTCCATTGCTTGTTCCTCGTTACCTAATGCACTTGTACACACGTAAGTAATGGAAACACCATCTTTCTTAGAGTAATGTTTACAAATCTTTTGAGTGTCAAATAATGGTTCATGCTTGATTAGCATTAAATATCACCCTTCACAAGCTAGACATTCTTCACCAGAGGCTAATGCCTCCATATCAATCTCTTTGATAATCTGACGTTCAATTTTACGAGAGACACGATCAGCCTTATTGATCTTCTCGGAACGGCAGTAATACATTGTCTTTAGTCCCTTCTTCCATGCCATGAAGTGTACTGCATGTAGATAGCTGATGTTAACGTCAGGACGAAAGAAAACATTTAGTGACTGAGACTGATCAATGTACTCCTGACGATCAGCGGCATGTTCAATTACCCAACGCTGGTCAATCTCCATTGAAGTTTTATATACGTCTTTCTCGTAATCGTCAAGACATTTCAGATGCTGAACTGAACCATCGTTAGCAATAATGGAAGACCAAATCTTGTCGTAATTAAGTGAACTATCTTTGCTGCACTTATCTTTGATAAGCTGATCGAGGAACTTATTCTTGTTTAGAAACGCACCACTAATTGTATCTTGCCTGTAGGCGTTTGCTCGCCAAGGTTCAATAGAAGGTGATGTGTTTCCCATAATGATCGAAGAAGAAGCATTCGGTGCAATTGCCATGACATGACTACAACGCCGTCCTGTCCCGAAAGCGTCAGGTGCTTCACCTCTGATCTTTCCAAGGTCGATGTTGGCTTTATCAAGTCCTTCTCTGATGTGTTTGAAAATTCTTCTATTAGTTGACTTTGCAAGTGCAGATTCAAAGGGCATACCTTTCTTTTGCAGATAGGCGTGGAATCCCAATGCACCAACTCCAACTGATCGTTCGCGTATAGCGGAGTACTTTGCACGGCTAATAGAATCAGGAGCAGCATCAATAAACTTTTGTAGAACATTATCAAGCATCTCCAGTACATCACGAAGGAACATTTCGTCCTTGGACCATTCGTCATAGTACTCAAGGTTTACGGAAGATAGACAACAAACAGCAGTACGATCCTTGTCAGTAGGAAGAATAATTTCAGAGCAAAGATTTGACTGCTGAACTTTAAGACCCTTTTCCTTTAGCCATGAAGGAAGCTTCTCATTGGAACGATCAATGAAGTGAAGGTAAGGTTCTCCAGTGTGCATACGTAGTTCAAGAATACGCTGCCATAGATCACGTGCAGAAACAACTTCCTTTACTTCATCTGTGTGAGGGTCTTTTAATTCCCAGCTATCGTCAGCATAAGGATTAGTCATACAGTTCTCAATGATCTGCATAAACTCGTCAGGAATATTAATGCCGTGGTGCATGTTCAGACAACGAAAGTTCTGATCACCAGTCGGCTTTCTCATTTCAAGAAAAAGTAGGATGTCAGGATGGTCAACGCTAAGATATGCAGCGTAAGAACCACGACGTGTTTTACCTTGCCTGTACGCCAATGAGGATGCGTCATACATTCTAAGGTGTGGCATAACCCCAGTAGATTTATCATCAGCAGCGCGTATACCGAAACCAATTCCAACTCCACCTCCTAGCATGGACAGCCAGTTAGTCTCTGATAGATTATCTACAAGACCTTCTGCTGTATCGTTGATGTAATTTAAATAGCAAGAGATAGGCAGTCCACGTGAAGACCTACCATAAGACAGAATAGGAGTAGAGTAGGACAGCCAATGCTTTGAAGAATAATCGTACAGTCTCTGTGCATGATCAGGATTGCTGGAAAATGCAGAAGAAACGAAGGCAAATCTTTCCTGTGGAGAAATCTCTCCGTCTGCCATGTACGATTCTTTTAGTCTTGTTACTCCTAGTTTATCAAATAAAGTGTCTCTGTTAGGGTCAACCGTGATGCCCATGAATTGTGTCTCCTATTTTGTTTGGGTTGAATCGTGAAGGAAAAGCATAATCATAGCATAATGTATGATCTTCAGCAAGTCCTTACGGTTTCTGCCGTCCTTTTTACCGTATCTCTTCCAGTATTTCAGCATATTACCCATACAAAATCCTTCACCATATTCAGCATCAATGATCGTATCAGTTGCTTGGTACTTACCCTGTGCATAATGCTGGCTGTATGTAGCATCTATATACTTCTTTAATTCTTCAAGAAGTTTATCTTCAGTGTACTTGTACTCAATAACAGAATCAGCCAACTTCTTTTTCCTTTCTATGTCCTTGGAATAAATCTGATCAATAACGCTTTCTTTACCTCTGTTGCGATACAAATTTACAATCTCAGTGTCACGATCCATGTATATTCCCTATTTGAATGAAAGTACAGTGTTAATTCTGCGGCGTACATATTTTATTTCACCTGAACGAAGAACCTTAAAGGCAAAGCTACGCATATAGTCAGGATCAATTCCTGCCATATCACATACGTCAACGTAGTCCTGTGCGGTTACTCCTACTGAAGCAAAGAACCATGCCTGTGCATGTCTACGTGCATAGATTTCTTCTTCAGGTTCGTGGATGCTTTCAGGCTTTGTTGCGTCTAGAAGTGCTTGAAGTATTACGCTTAGAAAGAGTACTCGTTCTTGACTTTGTGCTTTTTCCAGTGTCTGTTCTACTTCCAGAAGAAATGCTTCTTCCTCGTTCATTGTACCACTTTTCTACTACTGAAACTTCAGCTAGGCTGGTGAACTGAAAACCATTCTTCAAACACCAGTCAGCATAAGTTGACTTACCACCTTTGTTTAATTTCTTTTTAGGATTATCAAATACAAATCGAACATCAAGATCAGGATGTGTTTCCTTTAGAAACATATGCTTCTTTCTGTCTTCAAGAGTGAACCTACCTTTAACTTCTACGATAATTCCGTTGGGAAGGACAAAATCTGGAAGGTACTTTTTGTACTCTAACCAAGTGTACTGAATATAGTACGGTTCAAACTTGTATTGAAGTTCGGCTAGGTTAAGATAATCTGCTGTAGTTCTTTCTGACTTTGATCTAAATTTTGTCATGTTACTTCCGGCACATTAGGTTCTTTACCTACTTGGACAAGATGCTTCGGACCATTTGAGTAATTGAATGTACGAATACCTTTACCACCATTCGCATCTTTCCAACAATCAAACTTGTAGTCACAAAAAGAGCAGCCAACAGCCAGACGCATATTACCACTGGAACCATCAGGAACAGGATCATAACACTTATTAGGAGGCGTATCATGTTCAAGAAATTCTTTGATATAATTGATTCTATTTTCTGCATTGATCATGTCCATGCTGTGAATAGGACAGTAAGCAATCTCTCCTCCTGATTTATCAATTGCAATAAATCCTGCTTCAGTAGTGTTGTTTGCTGTGCTGTATGCAGATATTTGTGCAATGTATCCAAAAGGATCGTCTGAAACTACAGTACCTTCCTTAAACTTTTTAAAGCCATAAGGTGAAGCTGATTTAAAATCAACTAGTACACCATCAACGATAGCATCGTGATGACCTACAACACCTGCAACTTCAACTTCTTTCTGTTCTTCTTCTACTGTATGACCTGACTGCTTGCACAGAAAGATAAGCAACGCCTCAAGAATATCACCATACAGAAACTTGATTAGCGTAGGACCGGAAAGTTGTTCTTTATCTGCACCACTTTTTAGATCATACCAAATCTTTCTGTCTGGATGACCAATAAGAGAAAGGCGAAGTGTCTTCTTACGATCCTGTTGCTTACGAGAAAGGGCAGAGACAATAGACTTTTTGATCGAC